TATTTTTCCATAAATTTTTAATTATTAAACTTTTTATATGCTAAATATCCTAAAACTAATGCACCAACTATTAGTAAATTAGTTTTGTTTTTTTGTAAAAATGAAATTGGTTTTAATCTTGTTTCTAAAATTAATTTAGAAGTCAACGGGGTTGAATCATCTACTTTATCTGCATCATAGCCTATAATATAAGTATCATCAGAAAAAATAAGATATGGTGTCATTACTGCACCACGACCTCCGCCACCTGTTTTTGCAATTTCAATGACATCTCCTGCTTCAAGAGTGCCAATAACATCAGTTCCCGCATCTCCAAATATATCTTTTTTATTTGGATTAACTTTTAGAATATCAGTTCTTTTATTAACTTTATATTTTCTAATTTGCTGATTTTTAGCATCTTGATACTGTTTGTTTAAATCATTATCTATTTGCGAATTTGTTCTCGGAGGGTTCATAGTTAATTTTTGTTCAATTTCAAGATTAACAAGACCATCAATTTCTGATATTTTATCAAGTGAATTAATTGGGAAACGAATTCCAAAAAGTTCTCCTCTTGCTTGACCAAAAAAATCACTTGGAATAGTAGCCCCTAAATCTTTTAATTCTTTGTCGATGTTTTTACTTACCTTAACAAATGCACCAATAGTTCCGTTTTCCCCTTTTGGAAATCCGAAATTATTATTTAATGCCATTCTTGTACTTGCGGATAGTTTTGCTACATTCATAATTCCTATTTTTTATTTTTAAATGCTCTTACTATTAAGATTATTCCCGCCAAAGCACCTAATCCACCATAAATAAATCTATGTTTTTGTAAATGCTCAACAAACTTACCTTTGTTAGAACTTAACTCTTTACTTTCGTTATTTTTAGGCTTTCCGATTACCCCTAATTCAATTACTGAATTATCAATAACCTCATCTTCATTTTTCAACTTTATTTTTTTACCTTGAAGTTCACTTGCCTTAAAAATTTGAGAAACATAGCCAATATAAGAAACTTTAAACTCTGAATCAGAATTTATCATTTCACTATCTAAAACAAAATTTCCGTCCAAGTCTGATTGTTCCCCAATTTCATTCGATTTATCTTCAGTAACAATAACAATGTTAGCCAAAGCCATTGGCTGATTATGAGTATCTAAAACTTGTCCAAATATCTTCATTATTATTTCCCTCCTGTTATTCTTTTAATCGTGTAATAATTAACAATAGCCCCTAATGTAAAAGACACAATACCAACTACAACAAATATTGTAGATAAATGCTGATGTGTTTTTGATTGCGTTTGTTGCTTATTTTTTTCGTCATTTGAGGGATTTTGAGTGCCTACTTGACTATTTTGAACTGCTTCTTCCATAACTATAATAAAATAATGTTGCTCCTGCGATTATTGATAAAACACCAACCGCTATGTAATTTTTGTATGCTTTAACTGCTAAACCAAAACTTCCCTCTTTAAGCCATTCGCTCGGTAGTTGTTCTAATATTTTTTTCTTTACTTCCCAAACTCTTAATTTACCGTCTTTTACTTGACGGAAAGCAGGATTTGCGTTATAAATTGCACCTGCCGACAAACCTAATCCCTGAATAACCCAATCGTCAGGTTTTCCAATTGCAATAGGAAAAAATGTTACAAAATATGTATCTGTATAGTTTTTTAACTTACCTGCGTAACGCTTATAATACTCGAAAACTAAATCTAATTGTTCAGAATAATTCATTTTAGCAATGTCTGAAATAAAATATCGTTTACCGTTTATTGTTTTATAGTTTTTTCCTTTATCGGGACAAAATTGAATTAAACCATAACAACCAATATTATTGCCTTTCGATGGACTAAAGGTTCTTGCAGTTTCAAAATACATAATTGCCATTAACCAATTTGGGTCAATTTGCAACTTACTTGAAACCTCCTTAACTTTTTTTATAAAACCACTCCTATAAGAAGCAGGTACTTTATCTTCGTATATCAAAACCATTTACCACAATATTTTATCAGCATACCAACCGTTTGTTCCGACTTTGTGTCGGTCTTTTTCGTGTCTTTGCTTGTACAACCTACGTCTTTCTTTAGCATATCCTTTCGGAAAATACCCTTTCTTTTCTTTCTCCAAGTAGGTCGGGTAATCATTCATACCCAAAGCCCCTATTGAAGCAACTTTTTTACCATTCTTAAAAACATCAATTTTTTTCAGCCTGTTAGTTGAGGGCTTTATTTCAACCCTCAATATATCTGCCTGTGCTTTTGAATATGGTAAAATTTTATAAGCCATTATTCTCCACAACCACAACCACTTGCACTATAAAAGCCATCTTTGTTTTTTTTAGGTGTGCTATTCCAAATAAAAACAATAGCACCTATAACAACTATCCCTGCAATAATATAACCTTTATTCATAACATTTAATTTTAATTATTTATAATCGTTTTTAAACCACAAATCTAAAAACCCATTTACGCCTAACATTTTTAACAAATAACCTCTACTCTCTAAAGGTATGGTTCTGTTATTTAATAGTTGCTCCGTTGTCATTTTACCTTTAACTTTATTTCTCATAGAGTAGTAACCTGCGTTGTAAGAAACCATTACCTTGTTTAAGTGTGCGACATCTCCGTCTTTAAACGCCTCTAAAAGCCATCTTAAAACCGCAGTACCAATTGCTATATTGAATTCAGAATTTCTTTGTAGTGCTACCCGTATTTCGCTTCTTATTGCCGATGTTGGTAATTTATTTGGATTATAACTTTTACTTGACGGAATTGCTTTGTTGAAAAAAGATTTGGCTTTATCCGAAAGAGGGGATTTAACCATAACTTGCCATTTAGCAAGTATTTCCCAAACAGTATTTGGAGTAACTTGCATAAGACCCGTTGCATCAAATCTATTAGGCGGTGCATTAGTAACGCCACTTTCTGTGCATATAAAACCTGCAATTATTGAATTGTCGATTTCAAATTCTTCTCCCCAAGTGGTAATAAATTTAGAGTAATCTTTAAGAACTTTATCTAACAAAGATTTATTGCCTTTAATAACCCCCTTATCTGAATATTTAAAATTCCCTTGCGAAAAACTTCTATTAACGTCAGGGACTTTCATCTCTACTTTAGTGTACTTTCCCATAATATTATTCGCTTAAAGGTTTTTCATCGACAGGTGTTTCATACTCTTGTAAAGTAATTGTTCCGCCTCTAATTCTTCTAACGTTACGAGTAAGATACTTCGTAAGAGCGAAGCCTCCGATTGCGACACCTATAATGCCTACTATTAATAAAATTTTTTTCGCTTTGGTCATTTATCGTCTTTTTCCAAAATAATTGATTGCACCTGCTGAAAGTATCAGTAAAGCACCACCTACTACTAAACCACCCCAACCGATTCCTGATTTTTTTTCAGGGTCACTTGGAGGTTTGTTTTCAAGTGCTTCTTTTTCTAATAATTCTTTCTGCTCTAACTCTTCTTTTTCCTTTGCTTCAAGGGCTAATTTATCTGCTTGTTCCTGTTCCGTTTTCGCTTTTAAATCTGCTCTTTTTTTAGCAATTTCACGGCTTTTTACTTCCGCTTCTTGTCTTTTTTTCTGAACAAGTTCTTTTAAATCATCTCTTAAATCATTTTGGGTGTCCGTAATGAATTCAGTAATCTCATCTAATTGTTCTTGCGATTCCTCTGTTGGATTTGCTTCGTGTTCCGCTCTCGATACTGCTAATTTTTCATTAAGTTTAGTTAAACCGTCTAATCTTTTCCCAATCGAAGCAGGTACTCTGTTGTCCAATGCTTTTAACAAATCATTAATTGTTTCCATAGTGTTTTAATTTAATAAAGTTATTTTAATCTACAAATATAAAAAAATATTACAAATACTAATAATTATTATCTTGTTTTTATTTATATGTTTTTTAACAAGTCTTCTAACAAACTATTAGCAATGATTTTTTGTCCGCTTGGTGTCGGGTGTATTGCATCGCTTGTCATACTACTTGGAATATTGAACTTATCAACAATAGTAGCGTTTTTAATAGTTGTTTTTATTGAATTTTGATAATCAACATATTTGTTTTTCAACTCAATCATTCCTGCTTTTGTAGGAACATTTGTTGATGGCTTTAACTTGTTTTCGTCCATAAATCTTTTAGCATCATAACCAATTATTACAAAAGGCTCTGCACCTTTGCTTTTGATTAAATCTACCATTTTTTGAACGTTCTGTAATGCTCTTTGCTTTGAAACTCCGCTAAACATATCATTTATACCACCATAGATATAAACCCTATCGTATTTATTGGTTTTTAACTTTTCAGTAAGATTTGCTAATATCCAATCAGTTTTTTTACCTACCTGCGCCACAACATCAACTTTAACCCCTTTAGGTTCTAATTCTTTTTTTATGACGTTTGGATAAGTTGAAGTTACGGGCTTTCCACCGCTTTCGATTGCAGTAATAGAATCCCCGACAAAAAGAACGCTACCAACAGGTTGCGCCTTTTTGCCGAAGAATTTCTTTACTGTAAAGTATATGATTGTAATTCCAATCAATGACGTTACTGTGTAAAATATTTTCTTATTCATATTACTTTTTTAATTGTGCAAATGCTCTTTTTTTAGCGTCATTCCAACTTTCCCCGTCCTTACGAATTTCTTTAGCCAATTGATTTGCTTTTATTAGCATTTCACGACCATTACTCATTTTTTTAGTTTCGCCACCCATTTCTTTTTTAGCAGGTTGCATTGCTTTTACTTTTCCTGCAACTTTGTCGCCAACCTCTTGGGCTTCTTCTTTTGAGTAGAATTTACCATACTCTTCTTGGTATTGGCTCTTTACAGGTTTTCCCTCGTACTGTTTTGCTACTTTAGCAGAAAGTTTGTCAAAGTTTGAAATTTTACCTCCGCCTTTGAACATTCCTGTTTCCATAAACTTTTTGAATTTAGCCAACGCTTTTTCGTGTTGTTCAGTAACAACCTTTTCAGTTAAACGACTTGGTTTTGAAACTTCTAAAGTATGATTTGGGTCTTCGTAAGGAGCAT